GTAAACATCCAAGGATTTTCATACGCCTTCCTGTACCACTCAACACTCACTTCAGGGATCGAAATCGGGCCATAATCAGCCCAGTTGATATTGAAGTGCGGGAGTTTGACTTCAGGCAGTTCCCAATGGAAATTAAATGCATCTGCCAGCCAGTCCACGATAGGACTGATAAAATTCTTGATTCCATTAAAGATGCTTTCGAATTTATCCCGAACACCATCCAGAATGGAGGACACGCGGCTTTTTGCATTATCGATCTTGTCAACGATCGCGGACCTGATGTTGTCCACTATCCTTGAGATCACAGAGCTGATGTTGTTCCAGATGTTAGAGAACGTTCTGGAAATCGTTCCCATGACATTGGAGATGTATCCAGAAATCGTACTCCACACACGGGATACGTTGCCGTAAATGGTGTTTACCACGCCGCTGATAATTCTGCTGATTGTGTTCCAGACATTAGAAATCACATTGGCAATTGTACTCAGAGCGTTCTTAATAAAGGATGTGATTGCGTTCCACGCATCGGTGATGATGCCTCCGAAATTCTCCCAAATAAACTGCCAAGGCAGAGTAAGCAGTGTGGTCGCTGTAGTTATGATTGACGACAGGATCTGAAAACCAGTCTCAACGACTGTCTTAATGGTTTCCCACGCCGCACTTACAAATCCGGTGATAGCTTCCCATACTGTGGATACTGTTTCCTTGATGTTCTCCCACAGTCCAATCCAGAAATTCCTGAACTCCTCACTGGTGTTCCACAGGTAGATAAAAGCGCCTGCGACAGCGCCGATGGCCGCAACAATAAGTACCAGCGGCCCGCCTGCCAGTGTGGTGATTACAGAGATCAGTCCGGCGAAACTCTTTATCATGCTGAGTGCAGAAATTACTCCGCCGATTGCTGTTGCAATTCCAGTGATGGCTCCAACGATTCCCGAAATGATACTCAGGATCCCGAGGCCCGTAATCACCCCGACTACTGCGGCCACGATAGGTGCAATTGTATCGATGTGTTCTTTGACAAAATCAATTGCAGTGGTAATTCCATCGAAAGCCGTCTTAAAAATTCCGGCCACCATGTCCAGAGCGCCTTGCAGCTGCGGAAATGCATTCACGAGGCCGTTGTAGATGGAGGTCATCAGATTCTTTCCGAGTTCAACCAGCATTGGAGCAGTCTCACGTAATGCCTGCGCCAGCATCGAAATGATCATTGGCGCTTGCTCTATCAGCACTTGTAAAATCGACGGCAGAGCCTTTACGAGCCCCGCTACAAGCGCAGTGGCCGCTTTTATCAGCGACGGAAGGATTGCGTTCATAAGGGCAGGAAGCCTCTTTGAAATGATCGGTGCGGCTTTTACGACAAAATCTCCTATGCCTTTTAACGCTCTCTCTACCGCGGGAAGAATGTTGTTTAGAAGCCCTTCACCTTCGTTTTCGCCGACAATAGCTACGACCAGGTTGTCCATCAGTTTATCCATGTCGGCATCCGGGTTTGCAAAACCGGCGACAAGATTGTTCCAGGCGCCCTTTACGGTATTGAGCGAGCCTTCGATTGTTTTTGCTGCTTCGTCACTCGTTGTTCCAGTTATGCCGAGATTGTCCTGCACTGCATGGATTGCATCAACGATGTCTGCAAAATTGTCGATCTGGTATGTGCCTATCTCCAGGCCATTAAACTCCTCAGCATCGTGGAGTAACCGCTGCATTTCTTCTTTTGTACCACCATAGCCCAATTTGCATGTGTGTTAGCTGCACTTTCATATTTGGCGTTATAGGTGCAGATCAGACTATCGCATCGCCATCTCTGGCGTCCTCTCACTTAGTCGTTCACGCTGGCTTTACCCTTGCGCCCTGTCATCCCCGCCGGGAAGTCCAAGTCAATCAGAGAGGATTCGCACACCGCCCTTCATTTATACGACGAGTGCCCCCATTGTATTAAGGTTGTCGAGCATGGTGTAGTTTTGTTTGCTGAAGCCCATGTACGCATTCTGGATCGACTCCATACTGGTGCCCATCTTACTTGCGTTATCCGACATGTCGGTTATGGCCATATCCGCGTAGTTAGCAGACTGCCACGCGTTTTCTCCGAGGGATTTGTTAAGTGCTGCCGCAAAACTTGTGACAGTATCCATATAATCGTTTGCGGACATGCCTGCAGTCTTGTAGGCGTTGTTTGCATTGTTGATTACGTCCTGGGCGCGGCTCTGGTATGCCTCCCACTCATAGCCGGCCTCATCGAGCGTTTTTCCGGTTGCCTTAGACCATTCTTCCGCGCTGGAATAGGTGTTTCCGAACAGTGTTTCTACGCCACCTTTTAACTGCTCGTAACTGGCATATGCATCCACAGACTGCTTCGTAAGAAAACCAACGGCAGTGGCACCCGCGCCGATTCCAGCCGCCGTTACCTTTGCCGCAGTACCGACAGCCTTTCCTACGCCTCCGAGAACCTTTCCTAACCGTCCTCCAGCAGAGGACGCCTCGGATTCTGCTTCCTTTAAGCCTTGCTCGTATTGGCTCTTGTCGACGGTTAATCTTGCGACAATGGTAAAAAGATCCATCAGCCACCCTCCTTTCCGATTTTTTCAAGTATCCCTTTTATACGTTCCTTCACTTCTTGCGCTTTTTCTTCCTCGTCTACGTCCGGGTCGTCTGGGGAATCGTTGATCAAATCCACAAACCGTTTCTGCATCCCGACGCCGCCTTGTTTAATGGATTTTCCCGTGTTGTCCGCGATCGCTTTCAATGCGTCGGTTATATACATCCTAAAGACTTCCTCTTCGGATATTTTTTTGAGCCGGGATATGCAATGCTCGATTACATACCCCCGCCCAAACAAATCGAGCAGATCCAGCCGAATGCTGGTTATGCTTTCAAAATACCGGTCTGCTCCAACTGCGCCAACGAGGTAAAAAAACTCAATACATCCGAATCAGCCAGGATGTCTGCAAGGTTTGCCAGATAGTACGAGACCCTATGATCGTCGATGTTTTCAGGCTCCACAAAGCACGCCAGGGCGAGGATTTCCAATGTCTCGTCCGGGTAGTCATCCATAGCTGCCGTGACGATGTCCAGAAGATTCCTGCGGGACTGCTCTGCGATCTTCCTGGCATTTTCCGCTCTGACTGCAGCGATCTCGTCCGCATCCATGTCTTTAGTAAACTCGCGCAGCCCTTCCGCTTTGCGCTTGCGGATGTCCAGGACCCCGATTGCCTTCATCCACTTCTCCGCAGCTTTCCGGATCCGGCTCGTCTGCTTCAGGAACTCGGTCGGCTTACATGTGACCAGGTTTTTGCGTTCTTCGACTACTGTAAACTGTTGTGCCATCAGCTGTTACCTCCTTATTCGGTTTTGTTTACGGATCAATGGAGTAAAAGACCATGGGGACTTCTTTCTGGGCCGTGATCGAAACATGCCCCTCGATAGTGATAGCCGTCTGGCCCTTGCCGTTTTTCGTAGTCTGAAGGCTGAATCCTCCGGTAGACAGAGCGTTTTTCAGTTCGATCGCCACGCAGCCGCCGTCTGCACGGTCACCGACCCACCAGATGGAAGATGCAAAATCCGACTGTTTCAGATCAGCCCTCGGGACAATCTTCGACGTATTTGTCCCGTCAATATCGGCACACCCAAGCGACATCCTGATCATCTCGGCAGAGGTGCCGAGCGAAGTGGTAGAGATGGAGCAGTTCCATCCATCGAGGTGCTTGCCCTCCTTAGTATTGTTTGGTGCATTATCCACGTCTTCAAAGAGATCCGAAAAAGTCGGCTGGCAGACCGGGTTGACGCCGCCCGTTGTGGCGCAAATAATATCCGCATCAGCTGGCGCTGCAACATTCGACGGATCAAATGTTTTCAGGAGCACACCTGCATCCATCTGCATGCTTTCAAAAGTGTCCTGGGGAATAACAGTGAAATTTCCCATTCTATAAACCTCCTATGTAGTCAACTTCGATGTTCATCTGGATCCGGAGAATGTTGTCTGCGCCAGACGGCACAGGACGTGAAAAAGGCGACGTAACCGGTATTTTGATCCAGATTCCGCCGCCTCCAACTTTCATTTTTTTGCCTCCGTATCCAATTTCGTTTTTTATTTCCTCGGCCTTCTGTTTAAGCCAGGACCAGGATGCCGTCTGTGTCACATCCGGATCGATCATGTCCCACAAGGACGCAGAAAGGAGTTCTGTCACTCCGTTTACTCCACTTGCGGATTCATACGTGATGTGTGGATATGCCGGCATCTTGCCCTCTGGGAAGGTGGTCTGTTCGTCGTATGCAGGAACGCCAAAGCCCGCCCAGAATGAATTTATGGCCTGCCAACTGTCCATTGTTTATCCTCTCTTGGTCTTAAACACCTTTGCATTAACAACGCGCATATCGAGCGTTGCCGAATCCGGTGTTGCATTGTCTTTTCCATCGGTCGTCACCTGCAGCAGCTTTCCGTCGCTGACTCGCTTGATAACATCCAACGCCTGGAGAACAATGTTCTTCCTGGTTGTGACCGTGTACAGATCAGTGACGCCTTGGACAGATGCGGTCCTGGCCATAATGGAATCATCAAAGGCTATCGCCGCGGAAAATGGTGCACCCTCTGTGTATTCGGTCACTACTCCGCCATAACCGTCGTCCCTGGTCACTTTATCCATAATGATGCAGGGTTCCATTGCTTCATCTATCAGGCTCATATCTTCCTCCACGGTGCCAGCATTGGCCCGAAAACGTTCTGCCAGCCGAGTGCGCTCTCTGCGCCGGCTCCACTACTTACCGTCCCTTTTGAGTACGAATACCCTTTGAAGGATTCCGAATTGAACGGACTCATTGCATGGCTGCTGATTGATTCGTATTTGTCCCGCCACGCGGTAATTTTTGCATCCAGATCAATGACAGCCTGCGGGATCCCCATCAGCCAGACGGTACCGGTAAACACTTCATCGGTAAGAGCATCCACGCCGTACTGATAGACGCCGTTATTGAATATGCTCCCTTCGATGTGTATGTACTGGCCATTTTGGATTGTTGGGACACTTCCGCCGTAAAGTAAACTATCACTGACGACAGTGATGTTGCCGTCAGTGATAGTAACTTTGCCGCTGATCTGGTCGAGTTCGAACCAGTTTTTCAAGTACTGGCAAAGTTCAGTAAGCATTGCTGCACCTCATTTGATCACGAAGATACAGTCGCGATGTAAAGGCTGTTCGGGTTGAACAGGACCGGCATAAACAGGCCGGAAGCCTTTGTCCACAGCACTGCAGGGTCCCACTCCATTTTCTGTGTGACATACACGAAAGGAGAGCTGGAAGGCTCTTCGTTGCTGTAGAATCTCGCGTTGTCGATCTCAGGCGGGTCTCCCCAGAGACCGCGGCCCAGGCGTCCGCCAGGGTTGGTGGCGAAGAACGTGACCTTGTTCTGAGGGTAGTATCTCGCGGATGTGATGTTGGGGCGGCCATTCGCGCCGATGGTTGCGCTCTTGCCATATGTCAGATCATTGGTCAGGATGGTGTTGATGCCGAACTCCTCAGACAGGAATTCCTCCATAGCCGTTCTTCTGATCATTGCGCCGGCGCCGATGTTTCCGTTGATCGCCGTCTGCAGGCCGGTATTCTGGCGGATCTTATTGATGTTTGCCTTACTTGTATACATGCCGGTGATCGTGACGCCAGCTGCCGTCGCGGTATCGACGATGGTCTGAATCTGGGAGATAACGTCCGCGCTCGGGGAAAGATCCAGAGTGAGTGATGTGTTTCCGTTGGGCACGCCGTAGTCCACTGTCAGATTCAGATTGTTTTCCTTGATCGTGACCTTGCCGGTGGCAAGAAGTTCGTTCTTTGCCACTTTTGACCTGGTGACAACCTGGTCGGAAAGCCGGATGCCGTCTCGGATGATGTAGTCATAAAGATCGTCGTTCTGCACGCCGGAGCGGATCAGCGTCCGCATTCTCTCGGACTGATTGATCTTGACCTTGATCAGGCCCTTCTCGATGTTGTGCCGATCGACAGGCACGCGGAACGTGGTCTTCGCCTCGGTATCAAACCCGTGGAACTGGGCCATAACCGGGATCTGGAATTCTGCAGCCAGGGACTCCCACTCTGCGACCAGGTTGTCTGTCTTATCATCATCCAGGAGCTGGTCGACCGGATCATTGGGCCGAGCGACGATCGTTCCGACGTCGAGCCAGTCAGTTTTGGGCACAAGGCCAAAAATGTCATCTTCCCATGCGATTCTGGGCATAATTCATACCTCCTTCTTTATCCGATCAGTAGGGCCGCGTGACAGAAGCCTCAGTCACGAAAGTGAAACCCTTCCCCTCCAGAGCGGTCTTCGCCGCCTCTGCGAGGGTGACAGGCAGCCTGCTTTCGATCACGACCCCGGAAGTCACAACAGATCCAGGCATGTTGCCGGTCGTAACATCCACATCTTCATAAACGAATCCGATCGCTGTCGCGCCGTTCGCGGGGAAAGGGGTCCCCATCTTGACGTACTTGCTGCCGTCTGGAGCCGTTGTCGCGCCGGTCTGCGGAATTTCTCTTGTTTCTCTTACGCACTCTTCATGCGCCAGGAACCAGCCGGGAGCGTAAACAGTCCCCTGGTCGTTGAGGTTGATAAAGCTCATTTACTTTCCCTCCTTTGTTGCTGCCCCATAAAGTGAGGCGTTGTACTGCTCTGCCAGGATCGCCGCACGACTCTTTGTCGCGCTTCCTCCGGCAGCCCCGCCACCTGTGCCGGGCGGGTTGTATGACTGTGCTCCGTGGGTCTCTTCTTTGACGATGAAGCCGTCCCACTTTTCGTTGATCTGCTTTTTCAGTTCCTCCGCATTTTTGAACTGTCCCTTGTCGTCAAGTTCCAGATCATCAACGTGAGTAACCTCAAGGATGGAATCAATCAGCTTTTCGGAAACCTTCTGATCCGCCAGGAGTTTCCGGTATGCCGCGACCTTGTTGGCCTTCACTTCCTTTGCTGCGACGTCCGCCTTGTAATCATCAAACTGCTTCTTGATGTTCTCGTACTGTGCTTTGTACGGGTTGTTGGCGTTCTGCTCCGCCGCTTCCTTAAGCTCTGCAAGCTCCTGCTGCACTCCGGGAAGCTGTTCCGCATCCGCTTTGTAGCGGTCGCGCTCTTCCCTGATCTCGTTGACGGTTTCTGTGTGCGCCTCCAGAATCTGATCTGCTTTTTCGTCTTCGATTCCGAGTGCTTTTAAAAGTTTCCTGGTTACTGCCATTGATCCTCCTTTTGACTTTTTGCCCGCTGTCAGTGCTTCGACCAGCGGAAACCGGCAGTGCTTCGCCGGCTGAGTATAAAAAAAGAGCCACTGAACACGTCTGTTCAATGGCTCTGGGCTACCTTGGCTCTTGGCTCTATAATGAGCGGCACTTCGCGCTTGCATGTTTTGCAGTAAACGTAGACTTTCCCGTTCCGCAGTCTTGCGACCATCTTGCCGCATGTGCATTTGACGGGTGTGCCGTTCGCATTATTCTGTTTTTGGCTCATTTTTACTCCTGTGAAGATTTTAAACTGTTGTCACGCATTTCGCAATGTCTTTTTTATGATCTCTGTCAACTCTTCCCGGTTTCCAAGGACGCCATTCTTCAAAAAACGGTTTGCAACCATGCGCTTTGTTCCTTCGTGGACGTAAACCGCATACTCGACGTTAGTGCCGATGTAGACGCTCTGTGTATGCTCATCGTCTGCCGGAGCGGTCCCGCTGTAAGAACCGCTGCCATGTTGTGCTGCCTGCAGAACCGCCCAGACACTGTTTTCGCTATAATGCTCGCTCGGTCGATCTGCCTGGTAGCTTGAGATGGCCGCAGGCTTTCCGGCAAGGGCCCACGTGATACTGTTACGCAAAAGGCCGGTGTCGATTCTTTCCGGACTCTTCTGCAACTCCCTGGCCGAGAGTGTGGCTGCCTGCATCCCGGCTGCGTCCAGGGCCGTTTCAATAGCAGAATCCAGGTGGTCGAGAATCTCACTGATATGATTATCCCTGATTTCTGAATGGTCAATAATCTCCATTATCTACCGCCTTTCTTTTTACGCTTTTCCCCAAGAGGGCGAGCTGGGCCGACGTTCTTCCCTGCGTACTCCTTCCGGTATTGCGCGCTGATTGCGTCGCCCTTCTCCTTCTGGCTGAGGATCGGCTGCGGCTGCTCCTTCGCTTCTAACCACTCGTCAAAGGTCATGTCGCCCATCTTGTCAGACTTTTTAATAGTGTCGTGCTCGAAGCCCTTGACGTAGGCCAGGATCGTGCAGCGACAGTTCCAGAGCATTTCCTGTGGGACCGAGGACACAGCCATAAATTTCCCGGTCTGAGCCGGGTACATGATCTTCACGCCATCTACCTCGAAAGGCTCTCCGACGTCTCTCCGCTGGCCGTGCATCATCCTGTGGGAGTGCCTGGTGCGATTGTCCAGGGTCGCCGCCCATTCCAACGTCAAATCCACACCGCGGCTCGTGAGACGGTTGTAGGCGTCGTAGCGGCCGGCGTTCTGTGCGTTGGTGGACATTGTGCGGGCGTTCCGGACGGCCGCCTTAAATTCACTGCCAGAGGTCTTTTCCGCGATCCTCCGGGCGATATTTGGAATACTCTCGCCCTGAATGATACCCTGGAGCATTTCCGATTGGATCTTTCCCTTTTCCCAGCGCTTCACGGTCCCTTCCTCGATCCTCTTTGAAAGAGCCCTTCCAGGGGGAAGAAAAAGTTGTGGCCGGTCTCTCACAATCCTGTTCACTGCGTCACGGTTGTAAAGAGTCATACCAGTTTCGATCTGGCCGCCGTGCTCGGCCTGGTAGATGGCGTAGTTAGCGTTTGTGGAGAATATCTCAGGCATTCTGCCCTCCGCGATCCTGCCGGCAATCTCGTTTGTGTGCATCAGGTCGTCGGCAATGGTATCCTTCATCTTCTCCCAGCGCTCGCCCACGGCAAGCTGGCCGATTCTCCACTGCTCATATTCTTCCTGGGTTTTTGTTCCCTCCTCCACCCACTGCTGCCACTTTTCGTCCTTGATCTTGAAGCGGTCCATGTAGTCATCGAGTTTCTTTTTGATCTCTTTTGCAGCGCGCGTGTACTCCTGCTGCAGCTCCTTTTCGATCTCTTTGATTTTTTCTTCAGTCAGTTCATGCCCGCGATCTGCCATGTTTTATCACTCCTGTGGCGATTCCTCCTGGTTTGCCCCCTGCTCGACTTCCTCTGGCGGGATGCTGATCCGCGCCATGTCCTCGGCATCCTTGCGCTTCATGATCTCATCTGCCTTGTCGCCGTCTCCGAGGATTTCCAGAAGCTTCCTGGTCATGTACTCGTCGTCCAGGTAGGTGCCGCACTGCAGGACTGTCTGGACCTGCTCCTGCGTGTTGATGATCTTCGCGCGAGTGAATGTGGCCTCGTCCTCGATGCCAAGAACGGCCAGGATTCCACGAAGGAAAGCCAGGACGTTATATTCGAACTTGTTCGTCTTGATATCAAGTGGCTGATATGCAGCCTGGATCTGCGCATTGACAACGGATCCGGATGCCACGCTTTTTACATCAAAAGCCATGAAGTCATCATAAAGATCGTTTCTCAGGCGATCCAGAAGCGCCTCACGGCTCGCGTATGGCGTTTCTACACTGTGGGCTTCTGCCGTCTGTCCCTCGCCCATAGCGGCCGCGTGGACGGTCTTGATGCGCTCCACAAACTTCACCAGGTCCATATCCCGCATCCCTGCGGCCCCAGTTATGGTCCAATAGATAAGGCTGGCTTCGTCGACCGTGTTTGCAAAGCCGGATTTTATAAGATCATAGCAGTCGATCTGCTCCCGCCTTCCAACCAGCTCCGATTGACGGTTGATCCCGAAAAGCGGCACGATTGGGAACGTAGGGTAGTTCATCCCCTCGTAATATTCCACTCCGCCGAGGTCCGTTTTCTTTGCAGTGATTTTGTACGGGGTTTTTGGACTGTCGATACTGCCGACACCGTCCCGCCACACAAAGCGTGTATATCCGTCAATGTCGTACAGGATCGCGTGCAGGGGTTTCTGGTTAGATAACTGCCAGAAGCGGATCCCCGCGCGGAGGGATCCATCGTCCTCGTCGTACATCGGCTTAAACTCGGTGTACGCAAACACCTCAACGTGATCGTAATTCACAAACCCAAAGGACTCACAACAGACCAGGGCCCTCTCTGCCGCATCCTGAGCTCGTTCGTCGAAATCCGGCCCCAGGCGGTCAGCCGTGGACGGATTTCCCCAGGAGATTCCGTTGCTGAGAAGATACTGGACGAGCTGTGTTACAAACACGAAAAAGAAATTGCTGGATAGTTTGTAGTTTGCGCTGTAGTTGTCCGGCACAGCCTTTCCATTGACGGTATACAAGAGCTTCTGGTAATCGATGATCGTCCGGTCCAGGTGTCGAAAGTACTCGTCCGCGATTACGGCCATTTCGTATTTTTCAGATCGCTTGTGTTCATGAATCGCGTTAAGCACGAATTGGATCAGTTGTGTTTCGCTGTTGGTCTCTAAGACTTCAAGATAATCTTGATACGTGTATTCCATGTCTGGCATTCCCCTTTGTTAGTACTTGTTCCAAATCGGGTTATAAGGCTCTGGCTCGTCTGCTATGTGCATCGTCTTCACGAAGTAGCGCATCGCATCACAGAGGTGGTCTGCTACTTTTACCGGACGATCCTCCTCGGATGAATCATCCCAGACATAGCCCTGCATCTCTTCTATCAGGTGGTTGTTCTTGTCGAGAATCTTTATATAACCGTTCCGCATGGCCCTTGCTGTACACCGCAGGCCGTCCAGAACGTCATTGTTGGCGCTTTGAACCCAGAAGCCCTCACGCCTTGACAGGAGCGTTATAAACGACGCAGCGGACGGATCGATAATCGTCGGTATTTCAAAATCACCAGAGATTACACCTCGCTCCGTCGCTCGCATTGTCCACTCTCTGACCGGCCGCACAAAATCACAGATATCATCCGCGTATTCCTGATCTGTTTTCTGCGCTCCCGTGTCCCTGCCGGAATAGTAGTATTCTTTGACTGCGTACCACGTTTCGCCGTACAAAGCCCACAGGATAGCTCCAAAAGCGTTCAGAGTGCCGTAGTCGATGGACAGCGCCCAATCGTCCGGATCCCCTGGCGGAAGCTCCGACACGAGCGCCTCGTCGTGCATCGGGTAGATAAGACCTTCTGCCAGCGCCCATAGGCCGAGTATGTACCGGTCATAATAGACGGTCCCATAGTATTCGCGGCAGAGGTTCCTGATCGTGCTCTTTGGTAAAAAAGGGTTGTCAAATATCGTGTAGCGCTGCACGTACTTGTCAATGTCGTCGCGGTCAATAAACTGCTTTAACCAGTGCGTGGGATACTCTGGGTTGCAGGCGCCGTCAAACTTGCTGTACTCTTTGTCGAGACGGGAGGCAAGCATGACAAATACTTCACGGTTCCACTTGGCGATCTCGTCTCCGTAGCAGTATTTGATGCTCGCACCCTGAATCTTTGCGACCTGGGACGCTTTTTCGGCTCCCAGGCAGTAAACCGGCACGCCGCACACCTGCGCAATGTTACGGCTGTTGATCGTTCCAACAAGGGCCGACGTGTAAATCTCCCTCATCGGCTGCAGGACGTTTCTCTCAACAGATTCCTTCGAAACGCCCAGGATCACGTTCAGGCCGTCCTTATCATGGACCGCCCGGAGCCGTTCGGGGATCACGTAAGCAATGTCTACAAAGGACTTGCCCGACCTCACAGCCCCCACTTGCACATTCCATCTGCTATTCGCCTTCCGGATGTACTCTTGTTGTTTCCTGCTGAATAACATCTTCCTCGCTCAAATACTCGAGCTTGTCCGCTTCCCCGCTTTCCGCCTGCGCCCTGGCCGTCGCAAGGATGCTCTCGAGCTTATCAATGACTGTGGTGTCCTCGGTCTCAACGACGTCTTTCTGGCCGAGGTAGTTCTTGCCAAGGAAAATTGCCATTGCCGCGGACTTTTCCGAAAGTTTGAACTGGTTTCTTCGTAACCGAATCTTTAAACCCATGAGACCGGTCTTTTTAAAATACTCTTTAAAATTCATCTTGTACGTCCGGACGCACCAGCGCGACAAGGTGTCAATGTTCGCCGGCTTCCCGTTCTCATCCCGGAAGAACCAGCATATTTCCTCTTGTGAGCATCCAAGGCTGCAGAGGTCTTCAAAAGCCTTTCTATCAAATTCCTTTTTTGGTCTGCCCCTCGTACCCATTACAGCACCTTCATTTCCTGTGCTACATTACACCTTCGGAGAACTGTGCCGTAAGAAGCCCTTCTTTGCGGAACATAAACCCGCTAAAACAAAAGCACTTCTCACCGCCGTCGTCCTCGCTCCGCATGTAATACAGCAATTCATTTTCATCATCGTTTATCTGTTTTGCTATGTCTTCCAGACTTTCACCGTTGTATTCAATTTCTCTATCAATCTCCACCCCCCCTACATATAAAAGGCTTAGATTCATTGATTTTTTCATTCTGTGGCGCTCCTCACAAGCTGCGGTTTCTCTCCGGTGAACTCTTCATAGCGATTCAGGATCGCGTCGACGTATCGAGGATCCAGTTCCATCACCCTGGCTGTGCGTCCGTCCTGCTCGCAGGCAATGACGGTTGTACCAGACCCGCCGAACATGTCCAGGACAATCTCGTCTTTTCTGCTGCTGTTCTGAATCAGGTAATCGAATAACTTAATCGGCTTCATCGTCGGGTGCAGGTCGTTCTTTTTCGGCTTCTCGCAGTCGATCACGGTGGTCTGTGATCGGTCGCTGTTCCAGAAGTGCGCAGCTCCATCCTTCCACATGTACAAACACGGCTCGTGCTTCCACTGGTAGTCCTGCCGGCCCATAACAAGCGCGTTTTTGTTCCAGATCAAACACTGGCGAACTGTCCATCCTGCGTCCTTACAAGCAGCTCGGAAGTTAAAGCCCTCACTGTCAGCATGCCAGATGTAAATGGCACCACCAGGCTTTAGGACCTGATCCGCGGTCACAAATGCATCTTTCAAGAACTCGCGGAACTTGGCATCCTCCATGTTGTCATTCTGGATCTTTCCCGCTGTACCTTCATAGTCCACGTTGTACGGCGGATCCGTAACAATCATATCCGCTGCGGATCCATCCATAAGCATGGCCATATCTTCTGCAGACAGGCTGTTTCCGCACATGACGCGGTGCCGGCCAAGCTGGTAAATATCTCCGAGTTTGCTTTTCGGCTGTTCCGGCAGTTCCAGCTCATAGTCGTCTTCCTGGACTTCTTTTCGCTCCCCGTCGCCCAGGTCCAAATCGTCAAGATCAAACCCAAAATCAAAACCACCGAAATCGAGGTCTTCAAGTTCTCCTGCCAGCAGATCAATATCCCATCCGCTGTTCATGGTAGTCTGGTTGTGGACGAGCATATACTCCCGTCTCTGTTCATCTGTCAGGTGGTCCAGGCGGATGATGTCCGCTGTTTTATAACCCAGCTCACGGAGCGCTGTGTACCGGCCATGACCCTCAACAATGATGTTCTTCTCGCCCCAGACGGCAATCGGATCATTATTGCCGTACATTTCAATGCTCTTTTTGATTTGCTCAATCTGGTCCCGCGGATGGAGCTTCGCGTTCTTCTCGTATGGCGTCAGTTTTGTGATATCGACTGTTTCTATCTGCATTTCTCCTCCAGTTTTCTAAAATTTTACTTTAAATTCAAAGTGTTGTAAACATGGCAAAAGCCCACCACGGATTTCTCCGCGGTAGGCTGTAATTTTTTATGTTATCCATTTGTGATCCGGAAGTGGATGCCCTCAAAAAACAGGCTCAGTCCGTTATCCTCTGGGATGCAGATTGTTTTTTGCTGCGGGTTTCGCAGGCTTGTGTCAGTCCCAGGCATTTCTCTCCACTTGCTTCTCGGAATAAGCAATATCCCGTTTTCACCGGTGTGGAGCCCATGATCAAGCATCCATTCCTGCGCTCTTCCTGTCCACTTCATCAAAACAATCCTTTCGTAAGCGTCTCCATCGGCACCCCCAGGACTCTGGCTACCCGTACCAGTCCATGTACGGTTATCGTCCGCTCTCCTGTGAGCCACTTCCGCATGGTCTCCTCACGCACGTTCGTGTCGACCGCCAATTTCTGAAACGTTGTCCCATTTTTCTCCGCTTCGCGCACAATGTTTCTGCCGATTTTCTCGGCAATCGGATTCTTTCTCATTTTTCGCCCTCGTCCGAAAGAGAACTCGCAATAATGCAGCAGCCCAGCCAGATAAACTCATTGCTGACGGGCCACTGCACTTTTAACAAAATCGCAAAAAGCAGGACCGCAACGACAGTGGCTACAAACATTTTCATAATCAATTGTCCACCTCTTTTCCCCCCAGGATTGTTTTCCCGTCTCGCCAGTATTTTTCCATCTCCGCGCGCTTTCGGGAGCCTTCTACGTTTGCGTAGTGCTGCGCAAATCTTCTGCCGATCATAGCAAGGAGCCGGTCGCATGTCTCCTGAATTACAACAGGATCGTCCTTGTCTACTTCCTCGCGGAATGCATGATATACTTTCGTTTCATGGTGGTCACTTATCACAGCAGTTCCAATTGTAATTCGCAGTCCGCTCTCTGTGTACGGGTCAATAACGATTGCGACGTTGTTGTCCTGAGCGTACTTAATCAGGTCAAACATGCAGCATCACCTCTTTTCTCATCGAGTTCATCGCATCCGCGAACTCCTGCGCAGCTTTAACATTGTCAAAGAAACCAGGGATCACTTCGGTGCCATCAATCAATCCGTACAGACAAACCTGGTAAAGCCGACTAAACCCGGGAACCCTGCGGACTTTGTATGCTTCCCGATTAACTTTTCCGATCACTTTCATTTTTCTTTTCCCCCTTACACTTGTCAGTAGTGCGTACCAGGCATCCGTACTTCTCGCATTTATACTGCGGCGGATCACTGGTATATGCAGTGCTGTAATCAACCTCCCCGCAGAACATACAGACTTTCTCTTGCTTCTCGATCTTTGGGCAAGGCTCACCACCAAGTACAAGGGG